CAAATATGCAACAGGTGCATCAAATCTTATTCGCCCAAGAGAAGGTGATTTGATTTACGCACCTCTTGTTCAAAACTTTTTTGAAATTACACATGTTGAAAGTGAAAATGACCAAGCAATGTTTTATACATTGGGTAGAGGCCGTGGTGGAAATGTATATGTTTATGCATTAAAAATGAAACAGTTTGTATTCTCTGAAGAAGTTATTGATACAGGTAATGATGAAATTGATGCAGAGATTCGTGATGCCTATAAGAGAACACAACTTACATTAGCCGCAGGCGGTTCTGGTACATTTGTAGCAGATGAAATTGCTTATCAGGGAGCAACTTTGGCAAATGCAACATTCCAATCAGTTGTTTATGATTGGTCTTCAACAACAAGAAAATTGAATGTTATTCGTACAATAGGAACTTTTGCAAACAATACATTAACAAAAGGTGCAACAAGTGGTGCATCTTGGACTTCATTTGGTACTGCAAACACATCATACAATGACAATACTGCATTTGAAGATATTATGGACAATTCTTTAATTGAAGGTGAAGCAGATTCTATAATTGATTTTAGTGAAACTAATCCTTTTGGTGAGGCTTAAAAATGCTTGGTAATGCTAACTTTTATAATAGAACAATACGCAAAATTGTTGTCGCATTTGGCACAGTTTTCAATGACATTTATGTGGTTCGATATACCAAAGATGGGTTAACTGCAAAAGAAACAATTAAAGTTCCTTTGAATTGGGGCGCAAAAGAAAAATATCTAACACGATTAACTGCCGACCCAACATTAACAAAATCAATTGCAACAACTGTTCCTAGAATTTCATTTGAGATGACAGGAATGAGTTATGATTCAAGTAGAAAATTACCTACTACTGTTCGTAATTTTTCTGCAAATAATGCAACAACTGTAAATGCACAATATGTTCCTGTGCCTTACAATTTTGATTTTTCATTATCAATCTATGTAAGAAACACAGAAGATGGCACACAGATACTAGAACAAATTTTACCATTCTTTACACCAGATTTTAGTGTGACTGTTGATTTTATTCCTTTGATGGACCCAAAATATGATATGCCTATCATTCTGAATTCAGTTTCAAATGAAACCACTTATGAAGGCGACATGATGGAAACTCGCATGATTATTTGGAATTTAGAATTTACTGCGAAAAGTCATATTTGGCCTCCAGTTAAAACTGGTAAAATTATTAATGTGGCCAATACAAACCTATACATTCAACCAAATAGTTTACTTGAACAACAAGTTTTTGTAGACTTTGCAAATGGTGTTGGGCGATTCTCTGATTCAGAAACAATTAGAGTTACTGATAGAGATGTGCATGGTACAGTTTCATATTTTAGTAATGTAAATAATGGTATATTAATAGTTGAATCATTAAATGATTATTTGGCTGTTGGTGATGTTGTTCGTGGTGATTTTACTGGTGCAACATTTACTATTAAAACTGCTGACAAAACACCATTAAAATCAACAACAATAACAACAAGACCAAAGCCATTGACTGCCGAACCAGATGATGAATTTGGATTTTCAGAGACAGTAACTACTGGGCGCACATTTTAATGCATAAATTGAATCAAAAATTATCTGAAGTATTGGATGTTGAACCTATTCAATTTGAAACTTCAATAGTTGAAGTTAAATCACCTATTGAAGATGATGCTGAATTTGCACGAACAAATATTCGTGATTTGATTTCAAAAGGTAATAGTGCAATTGATACTCTACTTCAAGTGGCTAATGCATCAGAACATCCAAGAGCATATGAAGTTGCCGCAGGACTTATTAAAAATCTTGGTGACTTAAATAAAGACTTATTGGAAATTCAAAAACGCAAAAGAGATTTGGATCCAACACAATCAAAAGGCAACTCAACTACAAATATAGATAAAGCCGTATTTGTTGGATCAACAACTGAACTGGTTAAGTTTTTAAAGAACAATAAATAGGATTACTATGGAACAACTCATACAACAACTTAAAGTAATTTTAGGTACAAACTTTGCTTTGTATCTAAAGGCACACAACTATCATTGGAATATTGAAGGTCCTAATTTTCCTCAATACCATGATTTCTTAAATGGTTTTTATACTGAAGTATTTGCACAAACTGATTTGATTGCAGAACATGTAAGATATTTGGATTCTTATGTGCCAGGTTCTATGGAAAGATTTTTAGAATTGGCAGATATTGAAGAAGCAGTAGATGTTATTCCTTCTGCGTTATCTATGATGACACAATTAAAATCGGACAATGACCGTTATATCATACACCTTCGTGCAGGTATAGTAGCCGCTGAACAAGCAAATGAGCCTGCTGTATCAAACTTTTTACAAGAACTTCTTGGTGCTCATCAAAAGAAATCATGGATGTTGAGAAGTATTATTAAATAATATGATAGATGCTGGTGGATATCTTGGAAATTCGAACTTAAAAAAACTTGGTGTAGAAATATCCTACACCGAAGAACAAGTTGCGGAAATTATAAAGTGTACTGAAGACCCGGTGTATTTTATTAGAACCTATGTTAAAATTGTTAACGTAGACCGAGGACTTATTAACTTTGAAATGTGGCCGTTCCAAGAAGACATGGTCAGAACATTTCACAACAATCGTTTCTGTATTGCAAAGATGCCTCGTCAAGTTGGTAAAACAACTACGACTGTGGGTTATATGCTTTGGTCCGTTTTATTTCAAGATGACTACAGTATTGCCATTCTTGCAAACAAAGGTGCTCTTGCTCGTGACATTCTAGGTCGTATTCAATATGCCTATGAGTATTTACCAATATGGTTGCAACAAGGTATCATTACTTGGAACAAAGGTAATATTGAGTTAGAGAACAAATCAAAGATAGCCGCATATGCAACATCAGCATCTGGTGTTCGTGGTGGTACATACAACTTAATTTTTCTAGATGAATTTGCTTTCGTTCCTAAGAACATGGCAGATGATTTCTTTACTTCAACATACCCTGTTATCTCATCTGGTAAAACTACAAAAGTTATTATTGTATCAACACCTTGTGGATTAAATCATTTCTATAAGATGTGGGTTGATGCGATAGAGGGACGATCCACATACAAATCACTTGAGGTTCATTGGTCTCAAGTACCAGGTCGTGATGCGGATTGGAAAAGCGAAACAATACGAAACACTTCTGAAGAACAATTCCGACAAGAGTTTGAAACCGAGTTTATTGGCTCATCGGCAACATTGATATCGGGCACTAAACTTAGAAGTCTTGCATTTCATAATCCATTATCCTCAATTGAAGGTTTTGATATATATGAGGAACCTATTAAAGACCGACTTTATATTACGACAGTAGACTGTTCAGAAGGTGTAAACTTAGACTATTCAACTATTAATGTGCTTGATGTATCTCAAACACCTTATAAACAAGTCGCTAAATACCGTAATAATAAATTACCTTTATTGTTTTTCCCAACTGTAATCTATTCGATTGCAAAGAAATACAATGAAGCATATGTTTTGATTGAAACAAATAATATTGGCCAACAAGTGGTTGATATTTTACATTATGATTTAGAATACGAAAACATTTACAAACTAGAACACCATCACATAAAAGGTCAGAGTATTTCTGGAGGATTCAAAAGGTCTGCATCTTTTGGCTTAAAAACAACAAAATCAGTTAAGAAAATTGGTTGTGCCAACTTAAAAACATTAGTTGAAAACGACAAGTTAATAGTCAACGATTTTGATACCATTGCCGAGATGAATACCTTTGTCCGAGTCCGTGACAGTTATGCTGCGGAAGAAGGAAACAATGATGATTTGGTGATGGGTCTAGTTATTTTTGCATGGTTGACGGCACAGACATTCTTCAAAGACAGTACTGATATTGACGTAAGAAAATTAATGTTAGCAGAACAAAATATGTTAGTTGACGAAGATTTAGCTCCAGTAGGCATATTTGATAATGGCCTCAAAGAGGAAATTATCATTGATAGTACTAATGGAGATGTTTGGACTGAAAGAGGTTATTCCTCCTCTGCAACTTTCTAAAAAACTAAATAGACAATACAAGAAAAATTGACTCACAACTAAAGGAGAAATCCAATGGCATTTCAGCTATCACCTGGGGTAAATGTATCAGAAATTGACCTGACTACAATCGTCCCCTCAGTCGCCACTTCAATTGGCGCATTTGCCGGTCCGTTCGCATGGGGTCCAATCGGTGAAGTTACTACGATTTCCGATGAGGTTCGCCTTGCCGCTACTTTCGGTAATCCAGACTCAACAAATTATGAATATTGGTTCTCGGCCGCAAACTTCCTTGCATACACAAGCAATCTAAAAATTGTTCGTGCTGCAAACATTACAACAACAAGAAACGCAACTGCTAATGGTGCCAACAATGTTGCACTCATTAAAAACGAAGATGATTGGTTAGATAACTATTCTACTGGTAATACTGCATTTGGTGTTGTTGGTGCTCGTTATGCAGGCGCAATTGGTAACACATTAAAAGTTTCTATTGCCGA